TTGGCTGGGTCGATGCGCGTCAGCGTTGCTGGCGAGCTTTCGGTCCCCACCCACAACATTCCACCTTCGTCGATGGTGGCGTGAGGTTGATTCGCGCCAGCAGGGAAGTTGACGAGCCATTCGTTTTGGATCAGCGTGCTCATGGTTTCAATATGCTGGCGATGGCGTTGGGATGATATTGCTACTCCACTGGCCGCCGTAAATCTGCCGGTATCCTGCTGGTGGAGTTGCTGGCATAGCGGTTGGCGGCACTGGGATCTGTACGCCCGTGTCCTGTGTTCCGTAAAGCTGCTTGAAACTCTTCTGTATAGCTGGCGGGACGACCTGTGGCGCAATCGGGCCTGCCTGTGTCTGCGCCGTCGCCTGTGGCCTGGTCGAATCAGTGGTTGGTGCGTTCGTCAGCGTCACCGTCGCCAGAATCACCTGCGTGAACGTGACGGTGAAGCGGCCGGCGTGTGCTGTGTCAACCGTCTCTTCACCGCGGCGGTCCGTGATGAGCATGTTGTCGTACGTATCGAGCCGACTGGAGATGGTGATGAACGCCTTGGCCGCCTGAAGCGCCTTCAGCGTCTGCCAGCACGACACGCTGCGTGCCACACCATCGGAGAACTGCCCGAAGGTGTAGGACTGCATCGAGTCACTCATCAGGATCTCGACGGTCAAACGTGCCGGAATGACGTAGAAATGATCGCCTATCGGAGCGCCGTCCTGGACCGGGTTCAGCGTGACGACGCCGGACTGCTCATGCAGCACGCGCGGGATATTGTCGAAAACGTATTGGGTTAAGGCGTTGGTTGTTGGGTTGGTTGCCACCAGCGAGAACATCGGCGGCTTGGTCCACTGCGGTGGACGCCAACCACTCGGTCCTGGCCCCGATGGCTTGCCGCCAGCCTGCGAGCCAACAGTCCAACCGTAATTGACTACAGCGCCCATTTCTAGCCCCACGCCCCTGCTACTGCTGGCATCCCGAGCTGGTTCCTGCGATCAAACTCCAAGCTGACCTTGGCTGCCACCGCCTGCCCGATCTCGGCCGCCGTCGCATTCGGTTGCATGACGTAGATGCTCATGCCGTTGATTTCCATCTTGGAGCCACCCCCGCGCAGGCTGGCGCCCATCTGCGGAAGCGTCGGGTTTTGGATCTGCTTGAGCGGCACGTTCGGATCGATGCCACCCAACTGCCTCGCCACTCTTGCTGCGTACGCTACCGGATTATTCCCTTTCAGCGCCGGAGTTTTCCCATCGTCGGCTGGCGCCCATTTTGCAATTAACTCGTTGAGCGTAAGCCCGCGATTGATGAATCTGTCGATCTGATCCAGCGCGGCCTGGTCGCCTTCTTCCTTGGTAGAGAACTTGCGGAGCACACCGTGATCCATCAAGTTCCCGGCGTTGTTATTGCGGATGCTCAGAGCGTTCGGATCGTTGCCTGCCTCGAACCCGCCGATGGCGCCTAATATCCTCTGGTCAAGCTGTGCACTCCCGCCCGCTTGCGGCGCTCCAGTCCCGGCGCTGACTGAACCGAGAGCAAGTCCTCTGTGGTCCTCAAACCAGTGCGTCATGGCAACGCCTGCCGCCAATCCGACGGCGGCACCCAGGGGGCCGCCCAATATCCCGCCCAGTGTTACACCGACGACACCCCCGGTAGACAGTTCCTTGAGCCCAAAGAAATCTTTCAGTCCGGCCATGATGCCGGATGGGTTCTGCGCCGCCTTTGCGGTTCCGCCTATCCCCACGCCAATCGCAGCACCTTCGGCTGCTCCCACTGGCCCCCCCACCGCCATGCCAATCGTCCCACCGATGATTGCGCCGGGGCCGGAGCCGACCTGCGCCATGCCGGACATAAACTCGGCCCCAGCGCCCTTCCAGTTCCCGGCCAACACCAGCGACATGCCGGCAGCGAAATGCGCTAACATACTCTCGGCCCTGGTGATCCAATCGACCAGAGTCTTCATCCACCCGACAACGTGTTCGATTCCCTTGGCCATCTTGTCGAAGCTGAAGGCCGCCCCTTCAATGGAATTGTCTCCGCTAAACACGCCAATGAGATTCGTGAATGCCAGCGCGCCAGTCTTGACTGCCTCCCCGATCCCTTTCATGATGGACCAGGTATCCTTCAGGATCGGAACGGCATAGGTCGCCAACTTATCGGCTATTTCTGGGATGCGATCCGCGAAAGCGCCAACCATCCCCTTCATCTTGGTCATGGCGTCATCGTTGGGGAACATCTTCTTAAAAATGCCCGCAGCGAAGTCCATCCCCAGAAATTGCAATCCAACTTTGAATTTTGTGAACTCCTGCCGCATGTCGCGTACACGCTTCATGGTCGGTTCGAAGTCGGCCCCAAGCCCCTGGTTCAGCTTCCCGATGAACCCCATCAGGTCGCCGGCCCGCTCGCGCAACTCCGGAGTCCACCAGATCTCTTCCAGCGAAGCGCCCAGCGCCTTGGTGACGATGTCCAGGGAACGCACCGACTGTGCGCTCATCATCATTTTTATGGACATTTTTTGATAGCCCAGATCGGCCATCGCCACTTTATCCACCAGGCCAACCACCGCGCCGGACATGCTCACAAACGCGCCGACGATACCAACCTGTGCCTCCAGGATGTGCTTTAGTGCGCCCGTAGCGAACCGATTCACCGCCATGTCGGCATCGCGGAGAACGCCGTTGAGTTTCTCGAACGCGGGGGTATCGACATCCGTGCCGATCCTGACCAAGTACTCCTGAATATAATTCACCGTTGCTCCCGTCGCTCCTGTTGTTCTTGCTGCGCGGCGCGCGCGCGCCTACGGTTCTCCTCTGTCACGTCGATAATCATGGAAATGTGGGCGAGGTCGTGGAGGTCATAGGTTCCGTCGAATAGCTCATGCTGGCGCCAGTAACCCATGATGACGGGGCGGTAGAGGAACGCGTCTAGACCTTCGGGGAATGGGACTGGGTCGAAGCCAATTTCGCCTTCTCCTCCAGATCCTTCTTCGTCGCCGCGATCTCCGCCTTGACGCGCTCTAGCGTAGGGTCGAAGTTGAAATCCGACGCCTCCATGGTGAGCTTGTTGAAGAGGCTGACATCGGATTCAATCGCGAGGTCGGGCTCAAGCCAAGGCGCTTTCTCCCCGGTTTCATCGCGTCGCTCACCGTTATAGAAGCGGATCGGCACTTCGCCGGCATGCGTTTGCTTATAGATCCAGCAGTAGGACAGGAGTAAGTCCTGGACTTGTTCCCACACGTCCTTATCGCGCAGGGCGCGTCCGGAGACGACCTGCATGGCGTGCCAGTTGCCGATGGCGGCAGGGACGATCCCGATGCGGAACCGCCTGCCTCCGATCTCAACGTCTTTCGTCTTCTTGGAACTATCTTCGTTCGCGTTCACTGGAGCACCTCACTTGAACTGGCGGCGGCAGGCCCGCGCCGGTACCTGCCGCCTGTTCGATCTGGGACTACTCTGCCTGGAGGTCACACGCCATGAGCCGCCACGTCCACCCTTGCGCCTGCTCGGTGAACGACTTGTCTGGCTGCTTGGATGGGCCTACTCCGGTACCGGTGTAGACGGTCCCATCGGATATTACGACGATCACGACAGTAGCGCCGAACCACTGCGATGCGTCTCCGGCGTCTGCGGCGGCTTTGACGGTGTTGTACCAGTTCTGAAGCTCTCGATGGAGCGTGCTGGACTGGAACATCGTGATTTCGACTTCTCCCTGCTCGCCGGGGATGATCGATGGTGCGATGGCCCCGTCGATACCCGCTTCGAAGCGGGCATGGTCAACAGCCATGCGGACGCTGTAGGATCGTACGCCGCGGGCGGCGACACCGGCGGCCACGATGGTCCCGACGAGGGGATGAAATAAGGTGAAATTGATCGCTTTTCCAGAGTACGTCGGTAGAATTTTGCTTGCTGGAAACATATTGATCTCCTCTGTCCTACTGCTGGACGTACACGGTCACAGCCAACGACTGTCCCGCCTGGGCCAGAATCAACGCCACTGTGATCGGCGGCATCACGCGGTTTGCGCGCTGTGCCTTCGGCCACGTGGAAACAGGCTGCTGGTACACCCAGTAGCCCTTCGGCATTGGCGCATTGAGCGCCAGCGTCTTGGGCGGCGCTCCGAGTTGCGGCCCCAGCCAAGTTCCAGACGGGGCGATGAATCCGATGTTTTGCGAGTCCACGCACGCCTGCGAGACGGCGTTCTGCATCTGCGTGCAGCCAGCATCGTTGATGGGCACGGACGGGAGCGATTGGAGCAACGACAGGCCGTTCTGCTGGATGGCGGCGGCCAGCATGTCGAGAAATAGGAGGATGTCCACGAACATGCCCGATGGGGACACGCCGTAGTTCCACCAGATGCCCCCGTTCTGCCACTGGAGCACGCAGTTGAGGTTGAGCCCGACGGCCGAACGATCCGGCAGCCCGCAGTATGCCGCAACCTGCGTGAGTGAGAGCGGCTCCGGCGCGACCCCGGCTGGCGTGACGCCTCCGCCCGGAGCGGCCACGTTCTTGTACATCAGGTTGAAGTACGAACCCGGCAAGCCCGTATTCAGCGCCATCATCTGCCCCATCGCATAGGCGGCGGCGTAGATGTTCGAAGGATAGGCGCCGGACTGCGTGGTCGAGTATGCCAGGAACGTCCGAGTGAACGCAGCAACCTGCATCGCGGCGGCCAAGCTGATCATCGGAGATCCAACGTCGCCAGTGAATCCGGTGGTCGTGGCGAAGTACCGCGACTTGGGCTTGACTGACTCGATGTAGCTGGCGATTGCCATCTGATCGCTGTCTGCTGCCGTCCCTGCGAAGTGGCAGGCGTACCACTGCGGATTGGCCCGGCAGGCGGTGACGGCCTGGAGCGGTGTTTCTCCGATGGCGGTGATGTTGATGGTCAAGCCGCCGGTCCCGCTTCCGCCGGTGGTTGGCAGGTTATTCGCAACGCTGTAGCCAGTCCCCTGCGAGCCAGGGATGATGGAAACTGCCGTCGGCGTCCCACCGCCATTCACGGTCACGATCAGCACCTGGCCGGCCTGTGCGCCGCCCTGTGTGACGGTCACGATGTCGCCAGCCACGTAATTGACCGGAGAGCCGGTCCCTATGGCTACCGCGGCGATTGCCGTCAGATCCTGGCGGCCGGCCCAGAGGTATGTTGCGCCAGCGCCAAAGTACAGCCCGGCGGCCTTGTATTCCGGCATCGACGTGGTGAACCCGCCGGCCAACATGTCGATCAGCGACTCGTAAAGCCGCGTCCTGGAGTTGGCTCCCACTGACGGAATCACCGCGCTCGGGCCGACGATGAGAGCCTGGTTGAACGCTGGAGCGCTTGCCGTCGGTTCGATGACTACGGTGACGGGAAGTATCAGATCCAGCGGAAGGGGATTTGGAACAACGAAAGCAGTTCCCATGATTATTCAAACTCCTTTTTCGTTTAGCACGGCCCGATTTGGACCTCGTCTTCCACACCGATGTCGGTGTACAGTGTCACATCCACGCTCTCCGCCGGGACCAGCGGCGCCAGCGTCTCGGTGACCGCCTCATTGCAAAGAAACTCAACGTCCGCGCGCGGCCACCACTGGCCTTGGAAATTCTCCTTGCTGTATATCGGCCGCGGCGGCCCAACGACGGGGTAGAGGTTCTGCGCGGACAGTTCCTCAGCAGCCCAATCGAACTCTGCTAGCGCCGTCAGGATCAGTCTGGCGTTATTCGCGCAGTTCGGGCCAACAATCAACAGCGCCACTTTCCAGATCTGAGTGGACCCGGAAACGTTCGTGAGCACGTCCGCCGGACTCCCGGTCATCTCGTAGCCGTTGTCCCGTACTCTGGCGTAAGGGTCGTCCTGAAGCGTGACGTGGATGGTACACACGTCCTCGGTGATCTTCCACGCCGGTTGCCCCTCTTGCTGCCACCCGACGCGCACGAAGTAATAGGCAGTGGCCGGATCGGTGTCCGGCGCGTATCCCAGGATCTCCGCAATCAAGTGCTGAAATGCCTGCTGTATTTGATCGGGCGAACGCGAAGAGCTCACCAGGGACGTGCCGTCTGGAAATGGCATTGCTTGAGCCTAACTTCCTTGCATTCTGACGAGCAGCGCCGCATAGAAGCCATTGTCGGACCACGGTCCCACCGCCTGAACGCGATACAGCGTCCCATGCCACAGGATCTTGTCCGATATCGCGCCCGCTGTTTCGCTGGTCACGTGGATCGGTTGCGTCGTCACAAACAGGATCGACCCTTCTACCCGATCACCCGCAGGAAATTGCCGCAACGCTTTGTCGCCAGCAATCGTCAGTGTGCCGAAGGCGGGAATGGTCTGTGTGGCATTCGCGATCCACCCGCCAGCACCGAATGCTCCGGTGGTCCTCAAAATTGCGAGTCCAGCGTTATCGTTGCCGACGGATTCTCCGAGGTCGGAATCGAGGGCGACATCTGAGAGGTCAAGTGGCATCGGTTTCCTTGCCGTTCTCGCGCACCACACTCGTGATCGCGCGCCGGAGCTGCCCGGTCGATATGCCGGGCCGAGCAGAACCCTTCTGGCGAATCGTGGATGGCGCATTCGGCACCCATCCGTTCGCTTCAGTCGGATATCTCTTCGCGGCGTTGGACGCCACAACCCCGGCCAACTTCAATTCACGTTCGGCCCTCGTTGGATCTTGCTCAAGCACCGCGCGCGCGGCGGCTTCCAGATGCGGCGTGATGGTCTGCTTGCTCTTCTCTATCGCAGGTTCGATCCACGGACGGGGAGGCTGGTTACGCAGAGTCGAACCTTTTGAAAACAAAAACATAGCCTCGGCGTTATTTATGGTTTGGCCCTTACCCCTGCGTGATGCTTTCGACGCAGGAATCCCCACGAGCACATCGCTGTTTCTGATCCGCTCTAGCGCCTTCTTGAGATCGGCAAGACCAGGACCTGACTTCGTGACTGTTACGGACATGTGGCGTTTGTCCTACCACAGGAGGCACATTCCTGCGCCCGCAGACCTCGCTAATTGTACAAAATCGTTGCCATAAGATGTCTGCGTAAACGATCCCCACTCTTCCTGCCCCGTGACTGGCTGAATGCTCTTGCTGGCAGGCCCAGCCGATGCTGAGATGAGAATGCCTCTGGCGAGCCCGGCGTGCGCAGCCTGACCGGGTGTGTTGTAAACGTCGCC